CGTAACAATTCTTTCTTGTGAATTTCTTATTGATGGAATCAATTCTTTTAATTCATCTGTCGTTAATGCGTCTTCACCACCTGAAGCACGATCATTATTGATGACTTCCACACTAGATCTAACAGAACCAGCGACTGCCGGTGAAGGATTGCCTGGAAAAAACATCTTAAGGGTTAACACATTTTGTATGTTTTCTGCAGCAACGTTGTGTGCTAAGCCGCCGCCATATCGATAAGTTATTGTTAAAGTAGTATCAACAGCAGCTACACCGAGCGTTTTAGTCTGTAACATTTGGTTGGGATTTATCGGTATACGTGAAAACGTTTTTACGTAAGGTAACGATAAAGCAAAATCTGAAGGATCTGGAATTATGTCATCTTCTAATGTATCTGCTGAGCCTCCACCAAATATCAAGGTTGTGTGACGCGTAGCAAGATTTACTTCTGTGATATATCTGTATGGTGCAGGGATCACTTTAAGCGAATCTTTTACTAATTCGATATCATTAGACGTATTTAGCACATTTTTGTAAACAACATCGTGAGTGAGTGATGAAACTTGATAATATGTGTTTCCAAGAGCATCATACACGCTTATGATCTCTGAAACGTTAGGTTGATTAAGCGTAATTCTTCGAAAGGGTACAAACGTAGAATTAATAGTCACTTCTTCAATTATTTCTTCTCCAGATATGCACAAACCTTTTGCTGCCATGATGAACGTTGACGGAGTGCCATCTGTCAACGGATCAGCACCCTTTATTTCAGCTACAAACGTACCATCAGATCTTCGTGTACGAAAATCGATATCTTCTAATAACGTAAACTTTGTGCTGTTGTTGCTAAGAAATATTGAACCTGCTTGAATAACTGGTAGAGCTTCTTCGAGGGGTGAAATTGAGTTGTAGACAGTTGTCGCAGGAATTTTAACAAAAACAGTGACATAAACTGATGCAGGTGTTGCACCTGTGATCGGTACATTAGCATTCCGAAGCAATCTTTCAATGTTTGAATTTTCTACAGCACTTTCAGAATTTAATTCACCGAATTGGTGATCCAAATAGAACGACATTGAGTCACCAACGTATGCTGCAAAATCAAGAAACAAACCCCCCAAGCTTGTTTCGCTAAAATCTTTAAGTTGATCAGGATAATATTGACGCGCATATTCTAAAAGTAAAGCACGAAAACTATCAAAATCTTTAGCAATGTATCTTCTTTGACGAACTTTTTTAAGATCTTCACGATTTAACGCCATAGCAACCTAGGTTAAGTAGGTCGCACGTGCCCAATAGACCACAGACTCAAATTACGTAAAGAATGATTTCAATAGATTTTTTAGTGCTTTGTCCCAAAGAAGGAATTGTATATGTTATCGTCAATTTAACGATGGCTGTGTTTTTATTTTCTAACCTGTCTGTTGTCGATACGTAATCTTCTAAAACTACGTAAGGCATCCATTTTTGAACAGCACTTGCGATTCGATTGATTGCTTCAGCATCAAAATCACTTTGTGACACATATTCTGTTAAAATCGGTCGAAGATTAGCACCAAAATCATACAAACACACTCTTTCACCCCAATTTGTTAAGATAAGGTTTCGTAAGTTATCAGCAATTTGATCTGCAAGATCATAATTTACGGCAAAAAGAGTGTTGTTTCCGGGTTTAAGCGGTGTTTTTATGCCAATCGGTGAAGACGTTTTAACAAGCGCTTGAGATTCGCGATCTGCACCAGTTAAACCAGATGATCGAAAGCTATATTGTCCCATATTCTAATTGTTCAGTCTTGATCGTTTTTGCAAATTTTTTCTGCATCTATCAATCGTAAAACGTCTCTAGCAGTTGATATATCTTCTCCCGCAATGACTCGACCATTTTTAGTAAAAAATTGGAACCGATTGTTTGCAATTGCAGTGGGTTTTCCAGCATTAGATTCATCAATTTGACCGCCTTGAATGCCATATGCAGTCACATTTTTACCCCCTCCAAAATTAGAAGTCAGTATAAGAACGTGTTCTGTTCCGGGCTGGTTTCTTTTTTGTACAATGATTGCATCACCCTTTTTTAGTGCTGGTATGTTGTTTGCGCTGAATGGGATTGTTGCATTTCGTCTTTCAGCTATACGCACGAGACCCTCGAGCGCAGAACCTGCTTTGTACGGTATGTTAAAATAATGAATACCGTTTGGATCTAACGCTCCTGCGCGAAGATAACAGCCACGTACAAAAAGACCACACGAAGAAGCTTCTTTGGCAATGTTGAACGCTTTTTTAGTGTTTTTTTCTGTAGTTGTTGGATCGTAAGTCGGCAATTGTTTGTTCGGATCAGGCGGTGGACTTATCACATTTGGTAACAACCACTGTGTGTATTTTAAATTTGCTGCAGCATAATCGTTGTCAACACTGCGCAATTGCGCTTTGTCTTTGCTCCATGACTCACCGTCCATGCTAGTCGCAGCATCAACAATCTTGTTACGTATATTTTTTTCTTTGTCGTAATTTTGTTCCATAGGTTCATAACCGTAATGTTTTCCCAAATTACCCGTGATACCACCGGAGGCTGAACCAACAGTTGATGCAACTACCATGATTGAAACGCATTCTGCAGTCTTACGCACTAATACTTTGGATGCCACGGCCCATACGATGGCTTGATTGGGATCAAACCCCCCAAAAAGTTTAGATTTTAAGATTGCATCACAAAATGCGCTAAGATCAAATTGTAACAATTTCAAAAAGATGCTCGGCATTTGAGTCATCAAACTCACGATAACATCTGGCAGTTTTTGTGGCCAAAGCGAAAATTCAAACAACGCATCAAAATCAGGAAGCTTGATGTCAATTGGAAGAGGTAACTGTAGCTGTGGAATCGGTGGTGAAATAAGTGACGGTATTTTTGCAGCCAATTCAGGGGGTTCAAGTCCAAGTTTGATCGCCAACAAAGGTAAAGAAATACCGTAAAGCGCAAAATCACCTGGAAATTTAAGATTCGGTACGTTCAAGTTTAATTTCACAGCTATTGCTAACGGATCAACGATTGGTAGAATAGTGAATTGACTTTGCACGTCAAGCGCTAGCGCTATCTGTTCATACATTCCCAATACGTTTGCGTGAAATTGAGGATATTTGTCTGGATCTTCAAGCTCAATCGAGCTTGCATACGGTACTGGGGGTACACTAAGTCCACAAGGTAAAGCAGGAATAGGTATGCCCCCAGTACCATAAATTAGTTCTGACATGACATCTTCAATGAATTTGCGCTTAGCGCTCGGCGAAAGCTTGCCACCCTTTAATATACCAGCGTGGTGTTGACATCCCGGTATTGCCATCTTTTATTGCTTCCTATTTTACCAACAATTTTGTAGCATATGTGCCTTGACCTGTGATCTTTGTACCCGCAAATTGACCGCCCATTGTTGTCATGAGGGGCGGTGCATCTACTTTTCCATCAGCCACCAATGCAGGTGTGTCTGTACAAACAATTGCTTTGTCTGCATCGTCACCACCGAGTTTAACGTATCCTTGCTCTGCTGGGCGTAAAACAATGTCGCCGTTTGCTTTTATGACAATTGCTGCCCACTTGCTTGGGTCTTCTACATCGATCATTCTTCCATTTTCATCGCGCGTAAACGTAGAAACTAACAACTCAATGTCAGAGCGAGCAATGATGCGAATTTTGTCAGATTTGACAACAATTGAACCCGGTGTTTGACCGTCTTCAAAATTTTCAAGCGTAACATAACCGGATGCCGTTCCTTGAAACGCACCTTCTCCAAGCGTTGCATTAAAAGAATCAATCCTAAAATTTACATCAACGTTTGATCGTTCAGAGACATAAATGCGACTTCTGTCTGCAAAAAAATCTGGATCTCCCTCTGCTTCTACTAATTCAGATTTTGCTTTTCCAAGTTCTTCTGCTGGAAGATCGTTTTGTACGCTTGTACCGCCTGTCACAGTTGTTTGGCCTCGACCTGCGACAATGTCTATAGTTCCAGTCCCCGCGCCAAATTCATCAGATTCAATTATGGTTGGTATTTTACCCTTGTCTTCGTTGTTTTCATAAGCTGAAACAACACCAGTTCTATCGCGACCTAATGCAATGAGTGTGTTATTTGATCCTTCTAAAACAACGTCACCAGGTCTCTTTCTGTATCTCGGTACGGGTTCATATTGGCATAACTTACCGGCATCAGATTCAATCATGATGTTTTTATACGCATCTTCTCCGCCCGGCAACAGTGATGTCACAGCATCAGTGAAGCGTTCACCATCAATAGTTCCGACTTTACCGTTTCTAAATTCGTACACCGGTGTTGGAGTGCCTTCAAATTGTTCGCGCAAATTTGGAAAAAAACTCGAATCGTAAGCCCTAGGCGCGTGTGTGTGATTAACGTCTTCAACGAAATTTGGACCTACAATTCGACACATCCAATAACCAAGATCGTTGTTTGTACCATATGGATCTTCAAACATTACCCAAACGTGTTCTCCAGGTTGACACGGCAGAGACAAATTGGGTGGAAAAAACGGATAAAGTACCATGACTGCATCAGCAGGTGACGCAGTTGCACCTTTTACGTGACGAGCTATGATCGAATTTTTGGGCGCAACTACAAGGTGCTGAGTGTTTGAAACACCAAGTACGTGGATCCAATGATCGAGTTTTGTGTCATCTATTATTGTTGGATCAAAGATCGTTTCTAAGATGACAAAACGCCAAAAAAACGGTAAATTAACGGTTGAATTATGTTCTATTGCTGCACGTTGGTGCTGTAGATGTGATGCATTTCCTTCAGCAAATGATTTTGCTATGTTTGAAAATTGATTCGGCATTGTCTACTAACTAACACGCAGTGATCATGATTAGACAGATCTAAACGTATCACGAACAAAACAAATTCATTCAGTTTTTGTTGATTAGATTGAACATGTCATTTGGATCAATTGCATTTGATGCTTTTTCTGAGTGTGTTATGAGATCAGCGAGTTTGAGCAATTGATCGTTTGATTTTGTCATTCGTTCAAGAAATGCTGCAATTGTTTTACCGTGCACTTCAAATTCACCAGTTGCATTACCACAAATGTTAACAAGACGCACAAAAAGAACGTATGCGTTTTGACGATCTATGATAGCATTTTCATAAATTTCACACCAGAGTTTTTTCTTTTTGTCATCTATCTCTTCAATGCTTTGCAAAAGTTCAGAAAAATCTTTTATGCGTTCTTCTTTTGCTTTGATAGACAGTTCAGCAATGTCAATGTTAGAAGATGTTGAATTTGTCATTTATTTTAGTTTTTCTATAAAGGTGTTTAATGTGTTGCATTGTTGTCGTTAACTGTTTGGGTGTTAAACCAGAGAGTTCTCTGATATAAAGCAACACAGCGCTTTTATTTAACAGATCTATGTTATCAATGTTTTCAAAAACTGTGATGATTGAATTGATACACGTGAGTTCATTTTCAGATTTGACGAAATCTCGAATTTCATATAGCATGTTAATGATTGAGTGAGCAGTGTTGTGATTTTCAATGATGGTGTCTTGAGACGGTATCGTACAATGCTCTTCAACGATCTTAAATTCATTTGCTGACAATGCATCAGGATCATCAAGACTAATGCTTCGTTTGGTGCGTTGTGCTTTTTGTTTTGTTTTGATGATCAACCAATTTTTCGCAACAACATTAAAATATGAAAAAGCATTTGTGCCTTTGTTTGAATCGAATTTTCCGATTGTTTCAAACAAAAAATTGACACAATCGTTTTTTAAGTGATCGTATGAATCATGCATTCCACTAAACTTGTGAATGTTGATCAAATTTTCTACCAATTTTTCGAAAGCAGGCAAAATTTCTGATACATAAAGCTGCTCACGTTCTTTCGGTGTTTCAGCTTGTTGATAAGCAATGATTGCGCGTTGAGTACCGGCGTGAAAATAATACTTCGATTGTGCAACTGGATCTACAAGAGTGCTTTTTGATCTAGACCTTCGTTTTTTTGTTTTGATGACATTCGGAAATACATCACCAACGTTTTTTCGTATCTTTTTTTTAATAACCATAAGCAATCTCACAATAGATTATTTTTGTCACAATCTAAAAAACTGTAAACATTCACAAAACTACATATCTTATTCCTTCTCAAGAAAGCTTGAATGTATTTTTGTCATTTGAGACCATTTCTATATATGTGCATTCAAACCTCTTTCAAGTGTCACTCATGATGCAAAAACTGATCATTTGATCTTTTGTACAAGTCGTCCTGGGCTTCACGAAGAGACAGGTTACCAAATGATCCGATATTGTTCGCAATATACAACAATGAATCTCTTACAAAACGTACGTGATTTAAAAAATCTCTTACATAGGGCTCATCAATCATGACTGGTGTTTCTGCGATCGTTGTCATTTTAGCGTACGCAGTGTCGATGATGTCAAGCGATTCTTCAATGCAATCTTCAAGTTTAAAGATGTTGTTCGACAACTTCAAAAGAAAATAAATGCTGACAGCTGCTATCACAGCTAAGATGACACACAAAATCGATAGAACAACGATCATTACAAAAACCTCTCAAGCACAGCATCATATTGCGCACAGATGTTTTCAAATGAAAATTTGTCACGTAACGTTGTGCTTAAATCTTGAGCCCATTGTTTAGGAACTGTATTACTAACATAAAATTTTTGAATGCGTTGTTTAAAGTGCTTTTCGTTTGGTACTGCCCATCGTGCATTTTTCACAAAAATTTTGTCATCAACACGCGAAGGATGTATTTCTTCAAGTGTATATTGTACATCAATAAACTTTCCAAATTTCATGAAATCTAAGTGTCCGGACCAATTAGTAGCTATGATAGGTAATTTAGAAACTGCAGCTTCTAATATCGGTAAACCAAAACCTTCTCCGCGAGAAATAGCTACAAGGGCTTTGATCTGTGGGTGACGATACAGTGCTGCTATTTCAGCGTTAGACATGTTTCCATGTAGCAAGTGTATGCGAGGATATTTTCCTTTTCTTGTTGTAGTCACTATGTTTTTAAACAATTCAAGCGTGTTTTGTCTGTCAATCAAAGAATTTCTTGCAGAGTTTGTTTTAACAACGATTCCAACGTCTGGATTGTCTGCAAATTCTTCGATGATCCACTTTAATGTGAAAAATGTATTTTTACGATCATTGTATTGATTGTTGCCTGTGATTTGACCCACAATCAAAAAGTTAAATGACGTATTAAATTGTGGTAAAGTAGGCAGCTCTTCTGCTGGTAGCGTACATTCTTTTATGTATGTTTCCGGAATCACTATTGATTCAAATGTATCAGATGTTAACGATGCAGTGTTTAAAACAGCTTTTTGAGCATGTGTAGAAGGAAAAATGACCAAATCCATGTCTACACAATTT